ATAGTCAGCAGCGTCTTGCTCGTATTCTTTACGTTCATCAGCAGACATGTTGTCCATGAAGTCGTACACGCGGTCTTCTTCTCGTGGGTCAAGGTCACGTGAGAATTCATTTGTGCGGCCAGATGAGAAGATTCCTTCGTCAAAATCGCGCTGACTTCTTCCTACGCTTCTTTCAAGTCTGTCCCTAGACCTTTCATCGTCGGACATGGTACGGGCGCGGACTTGTGCGTCAAAAAGGGATTGCTGAAGATTCTCAAGAAATACAAGTTTATTTTGGCCCTCTATAGACTCATCTACAGATAATTCATCAATCATCTCTTCAACAGAGGTGTTTATCCATGGCATGTCCTCATTGGCTGAGGCCCACCCTTCAACTGCTGAGTCCAGCTGATTACCAAATTCCCACTCTTCATCGTCCCATCCATCGAATCTATCCAGGAATTTACGCAGGCTCTCGTCTGCAGCATCCATTTCCTGCTTTTCAATTTCTCTGGAGGTGAGTTGTCTGCCTGAAGACATCTTGCTATTTTCCAATGCGTCATACATTGCATTGGCTAATGACTCTGTGAATTTACCTGTGTCGTTTGCTTCAACAAGTGCATCTTGCTCGTCATCATCTAGAGCTTCAAAAGCTGCTCTGGCTTCTTCAGCTTCTGACTCGGAAAGGCCGATTTCGTACATGTATTTGTCGACATCTTTGTTGAATCTTTCTTCAACAAGTGGCGTATCATCAACATCATCTCTTCTCCCAGAAGAGAGCTTGCCTTCTGCGTTGAGTTTGCGAAGCTCCTGAAGGTCTGGCTCTGTTGCTGTAGCAGCGCCGCCCTTCTTCTTCTTCTTTCTAAGTTTTGCCATATGGCGCTGCTCGGCTTTGCGAACATCAGTGCGGTCTACGCCAAGGTCATCAGCAACTTCTTGCAGTGTTTCTCCAGCCATGCGACGGTCATAAATATCCCTGTCAGAAGGCATCTCTCTTGGCTGTGGAGCATCAGTGGTTGGCTTCACAGGAGCTCTGTCTTCGCTTCTTCCTGAAGCAAATGCTTTTGGCTCCCTGTCCTTCAGAGAGCTACGTACGCCTCGTTGTGGGTTTAGACCCAGACCATCGAGCGTCCGCCCCATAGCATCCACGTCTTCACGTCTCCACGTTGAGGTGTCAGGACGCTTTTCATACACTTCTGTTTTTAGAGCCTCTTCTATTCCAGCCCAGTTTTCATCGCCTTCTTTTGCATTCGCATCAAGGTACTTGGATACAGCATTTGCGTAGTCCATATACCAAGTTGCGTAATCAGAGGAGCTCTTTGCTTTTTCGTCAAACTTTGCCGGACGCTTTCTTGTGTCATCGCCTTGCCACATGAGACGAGATTGGTTTACTCCGAGCTCTCGTCCGCGCAGGTAGTCAGAACTCTTTCCCTTATCTGCGTTATATCGTGGAACTTCTTCCCAGCCAAAACCTTGCGAAACCCATTGTTCAGCAATATCTTCTTGAAGCTTGCGCTTTGCCGTTTCGTCTGGGTTCGGGAACTTTGCTTCCATGTCCGCGGAACGGTCAGCATGGCGACGCTCATTGCGCTTACCAGAAGAGAGTTTCTCTGTATCAGCGAGGTCGGCTCGCTGTCTCATCTGCCTCTTTGATGGCTTCGGTGAATTTATGGAGCCAGGGCCAAAAGGCGTTGGGTCAGGCTGTTCCCACGGCGTACCGTCGCCGACCATGGTGTTCAAGTTTGCGTCTTCAACAGTTCTTGGGTCCCAACCTGGAGGTGGGTTCATTCCAGAACCGCGTGAGCGCCTACCTCTTTTACCGCCAAGATTTGGTCTATCAATTCCTCGGCTTGCTATTGCTCTGCCGAGACGTCGGCCTAGAGCTTTTTCTTCAATGCCTTCAGTTTCTAATTTTTTTTTTAGAAATCCGTAAGCAGATGACGTCGCTGTCTGGATTGCATCCTTCGACTCCTGGTCAAGTGGTGAATTGATAACAATTCCAAATTCATTGACATGAGTGTCGATTCTGTGGTATTCAAAAACTGGGTCGAGAATACTCTTGACCGTAAATGCATCTTCTGGATTGACTGGTATCACATAAGAAGCATCAAGAGCAAGGAATGGGTCTAGTCCCTTTTCTGCAAGCTCTTGCTCTTCGATTCCCCACTCTTCAAGAGTCTTGTATTCCTTGCGCTTCTTACGACGCTTTTTGACGACGTTTCTAAATGCACCAAGAATAAATTCACCTGGGTACTTTGCCTCAACATCTTCAACCATCTTGACTTCATCTTCTTCAAGCATGTCGTTGTATTCTTTTTTACCGAACCCAACAACAACACCATCTGGGATGATTGCGAATCTGCACTTACCTTCTGGTTCGACATCAAGCGCAAGAATCTTGCACTTTCCATTTCCCTGATAGAGAACACAGTTGGCGCACTTAACACCGATGTCTTTTACTTTGTTTTCTGCTGGCGGATAATAGCCAGCCCAAATTCCGTCGCCATCTTCGTCAAACTTTCCGTACTTGCCGGCAATGCGAACAAGTGATTCTGCAAGTTCACGCTCTTCTGCAACAAGCTCTGGTTTTTCTTTTCCTTCGCCACCTTCGTACTTGACTGGTGGGAGTGGAACAATGACCATTCCGCCATTTTCTGGCTTCATTGCAACAGGCATTGGCATCGCTGGGTTTGTCATCTGCGGTTTGTTTTCACCAGTTGGCTTGGCAGAGATTCCTGGAATTGGTGCTGGGCCAGATGGCATAGATGGTCTTGGTTGGTCTGCCTCAAGTAGTTCAGGCTTACCGAACATGTACTCAGTTCCGGTGAAGTGATAGCCGATTCTGAACTTACCTTTACCGGGCTTTACGAAGATTACAGAGTTTTCTGTTGCTTCAACGACCATCACTGGACCGCCTGCACGGCGAGAAAGTTCGGCAACTACACCTGCGAGCTGCGAACCGCTAATTCTTTGCGCCAAGCCTTCGTCAAAAAGTCCTTCACCTGAAGGCTTGCCAGCCGAAGGCGCACCTATCACGAGAGGCATCATTCCATGCATTTTCTCTTCGTCGCTCTTAACCGAAATGGTACCGGTGAGTTGATTAGCACCATGAAGAACTGGTGAAACTTCGTATAGTTCGACTTCGTAGAGAACATTTGCTTGGAGATTCTGGTCAAACTGTGAACGGAGCGTCTTGTATCCAATTGACCACTCTTGTTCTTCGCCAAAGAAAGCAACGTTGGCGAAAGCCTCACGACCTTTTTCGGACTGAAGGTTGAACTGGACCTTGGCATACAGACCACCAATGCCGGCCATCTTCATCTTCATTGGAAGACGCGGGTCGTTTACTGGAACCTCGTAAATTTCAAGTACCTTGCCGATTGGGTCATTCCAGTTGTGTCCCCAAACAACACGAGGCTTGCGCCTCTGGAGGCTTTTTGCGAACGCGCCAGTTGCACAGATATCGCCAACGGAGTCTTTATTCCCAATGCCCGCAACGAAGCATTCGACTATCCCCTCTGCCTCATCGAGGTTGATTTGGCCATTAGATGCCTTGTATTGAATGTTGCCAAAAGCGGAAGAGGACATGTAACTCCTTAGTCGTCATACGATATTAAACGACTAATAAATCAATGCAATGCAACTATCAGGACAAATACAAAATAGTTTCAGTAAACTGTATTTAAGTAAATCTGTATTGATTTTACAGATATTCGCCGAATCGCCAGGCTCGACGTGACTCATCGTGTGCGACTTCAAGACGTTTCTTGGCCATGAGGTTTGCGTACAGCGTATTTACACCCGACCTGAATACTGATGCTCGCTCTTCCTCGCCAGCAATACCAAATGAATTCATCATCATGTTGGTCATCGCGTCGAAGTTTTCCGAGGTAATACTCTTGATTCTTTGCATCTGGGATTCAACCTGTGCCTCAAGGTCTGACTGATTGATTTTTCTTTCCGCGTCAAGAGTTTTTACAGAATAATTATCTTCTCTTGATTTGAATGAATCCTGAATAATCGCAGATACGACAGGTCGAATATCTTCTTCCATCTGTCTATCCCATACATCAACGTCAAGTATCGAATCAATTTCAAGCGTTCCTGCAAAAAGGGCTTTTCTTGCTTTTGCTCCGCTTGCTTTTTCTAAGACAACTCGCTGCTGGCGCTCAAGAACTCTTTCAATGCTTCTGTCAAGAATTTCTGTCCATCTATCTAATTCTTGTGAGCGCTTTTCAGCCAGAGCACTTTTGAATTGCAATTCCGAAGACTGCGCTGTTGTTGCCCCAGGAGGAATTGGTGCTGCCGTTGTTGCAACTGCTGGCATCGCTTCGGGCGGAATCGTGCTTTGTGCCAATTGCTCTTCTGTCGGTGCCGCCGGAGCGACTGCTTGTCCAGCAACTTCAGCCATCGCCCCCTGCATTGTATTTGGGTCAAGCGGTGGTTCGCCTGGGAGTGGAGCGCCTGGAACCGGTGGCATTTCTGGCGCACCAGGAATTGGTGGCATTCCAGGAACTGCACCAGGCATATCCACGGCTGGCTTGTCTTCCATTTTCTTTTTTGTGTTTGCGATTGGAATTAGGTTCGGATTCATCAACAAAGAGTCAGCCAAGTCTGCTTCTACTTCCTTGCGGCCAGAACCAATTCTGTATTCGTTGTTACTAATTAGTCCAGCCTGGAATTCCTGCATCAGGTAACGTTCACGTTCTTGCTTGTAGAGCTGAAGAATTGGGACTTCACTTGTGTCAAAGTCGACATAATAAGTGTCATCAAGTTCATCAAGCGCCCTAGCTAGCGGTTCTAGGTGAGGCATCATCGTCTCCATCCAGAACACACGTATTTCTTCGCTTGCGTTACTAAAGGTTCTTCCGGCAGCATTTCCAATAACTGATTCAGGAACTCCGAATGATGCAAGAATTTCTTCTTTTGTAATTTGGCGCATTTGTGAGTAGTTAACGTCACGTGGTGATGCAGAAGTATCGACATAGTCAACACCGTCATCGGCAGAAATAACCGTAGTCATTCCCGCCTTTCCAATGTTCCCCCTAAATCTGTTGCGCAACTCGTCTTTGTCGTCTTCATCTATTTCGCCGCGTAGAACAAGAAGACCACCAGGTCTTCCGTCATTCATCAAATAGTTTCTGTTATAAAGTTTTGCAAGATTTTCAATTTCAATTGCAATTCCTGCAGACTCGAGTGGAGTCAAGGACAGATATGGGTCGAGCGGGTGGGGGCGTCTAATCCAGCAAACATCTTCCGGCTTCATTATTATCTTTTGGCCGTAAGGCATCTGCACTTCGTAACCAGAAACAAACTTCTTTGGGTCTGGTATTGGAGCAGTCGACTGTGGTGGCAAAAGGTTTAGACCGATAATGCTTCCATCTCGTCCACGTACTTTTTCAATGAATACGCCACGTGTTCCAAGAAGTAATTGTGCAGACATTCTGTAGCGAAAGATGAATGAATTTTCGCCTTCATTCGCCTTCGTGTTAAGAACTTCGAGCAAAGAATAATTCTTCGCTTTGTTTCCAGAAAGAATTTCTCCGTCTGGGGAATTATCTTTTCTTAGAATTACTGGAAGACGAGCCTGGTTCCCGGCAATAGCATCGATACATCTGGCTACCCAAGTAACCTTCTGCATTCCTTCTTTGTATGCACGCTCAACGTCCCACGAATCGCGATATGGCTTACCAGCAAATCCCGGATTCTGCGCTATTGGCGCGCCTGGTCCAAGCGTCTTGGCCTGAGCGTTATTAAGAGATTTGTTACTCGATTGATTCCACGCCATATTTACTCAAGACCCAATAGATAGCCGAATAGACCACACGTAATACCTGCCACTATCAGCCCGGCAGGAGGGAATATAAGTGCCGCACCAATACTGGTAAACAGTATAAACGAAATCATGAACAAGTTAGCGAAGGTCGAGCGCTTAGCTGCCGCCTTAAGCTTTGAGCGGGTTTTTGTCAACCACAACAAGAATTTCGGCATATCTCCTACAGTAGCGCATAAACCTGCTTAACTAGATTAAGAGGCAAAACTTATATGACAAAAAATTGGAACGAGGTTTACGAGTATCTTCAACCAAAGATGCCTCCATACTGCCCGGAAGAGCCGTCAATAAATCAAAAGGTTTTCCTTCGAACAAATTCAATTGAGGCCCTATTCGGTGGTGCAGCTGGCGGGGGAAAATCAAGCGCACTACTCATGTCGGCAATGCAGTACGTTGATATTCCCAATTATTCCGCAATCCTTTTCCGCCGCACATTTGCCGACCTTTCTCTTCCTGGAGCGCTCATGGACCGCTTTAAGTCTTGGATGTCGAATTATGACGACGTTCACTGGAACGCTAACAGCTTCATGGCAACCTTCCCATCTGGGGCGAGAATTTCATTCGGGTACCTAAACAACACAGGGGACTACCTGCGTTATAAGGGTTCGGAATTCCAGTTCATCGGCATGGACGAGGTCACAGAAATTAGAGAATCCGATTACCGATACCTCTTCTCCCGTTTGCGTCGCCCTTCTAGTGGTCCTCTTTCCCAGGTCCCATTACGAATGCGCGCAGCCTCAAACCCAGCACCCAATTGGGTTAGGCAGAGATTTATTGTAGAAGGGAAAACAGAAGGTCGTATTTTTGTTCCATCAAAATTGACCGATAACCCAGGAATCGATGCAGAGTCATACCGCCAAGCCCTGCAGGCCCTGGACCCCATTGAGCGCCGAAGACTGGAAGAGGGTGACTGGTGGAGCACGACGCTCGGCACCCTCTTTGACCGTACGTCAATGGTTATCATAGATTCTGCAGAAATTCCCCAGATTTCATCCATGGCAAGAGCGGTGAGGTTCTGGGACCTCGCGGCTACAGAGCCATCCCATTCCAACCCAAACCCTGACTACACGGTGGGGACCCTGATGCTTTTCGACCAAGGAATCGCCTATGTGTTGGACGTAAAACGGGCCAGACTTAGGGGCGAGAAGGTTGAGGAACTCATCTCCAGAACTGCTTACGAAGATGGCCATGGAGTGGCGATTCGCATGGAGCAGGAACCGGGCTCATCGGGCAAGGCTCTTATGGACCAGTACGCCAGATATGTAGTCCCCGGGTATGACTTTCAGGCAATTCGTACTACTGGGGATAAGGTGACGAGGGCTAGACCGATGGCCGCTGCCGTGGCCAATGGGAACGTCCGCGTGGTGCGGGCTCCTTGGCTGTCCGACTGGTTGGATGAGTTTTCTTCATTTCCTGAAGCATGCGACCATGACGACCAAGTCGACTCGGCAGTAGGAGCTTTTACACATTTAACTGGTCTAGGGTTGCCACAAAGAGGAAGGGTCGCTATAGTCATCTAGCACTACCACTGCTATTAAAGGAATGACTAATAATGACACCTGAAAGAATTGACGAAGTACGTCTCTACTTGCTCAACCTCTCACGAGAGCTTGAATCATACATTGAATCAAAACCAGAGTCACAGGATGCGTGCGCCATTCTGTTTGAACTAAACATGGCGAAGCGAGAAATGTCCATGATTTATGACGATTTTGCAGCCGCTGTTGGGACCATGATTGACAACAATGCGGAAGTGAAAATTGCTGGCAAGGGGCTTATTGAGAAGAAGAGTTCTTATGAGCGAAGGGCGTGGCAACACAGAGACCTAGCAAGCGCTGTTGCGTCAAAGTTGTCGAAGATGTCTATTGACATGGACACTGGAGAAGTAGTAAAAACTCCAGAAGAGGTTGCGATTCAAATTTTGGACTATGTCCAACCTTCCTACTGGCGGGTTAAGGAACTTTCCAACATCGGAATCAACGCAGATAATTACTGCGAAACAGGAAATCTAAAAACAAGCATCATCGTGCGAAAGGATACAAAGTGACCACCAATTCAATTTACGCAAATCTCTCAGAGGCATTCCCGCCAGAGATGGAAAGAAATATTTCCAAGAGTGGGACCAATCTTGTTTATATTCCTGTCAGTGAAGTAATCACCAGATTGAACAAGGTCCTTGGTGTCGAAAAATGGTCGTTCACTATTTTGCGTTGCGAGCGAGATGCGATTGACCCAGAATTTGTTGTGGCTCATGTTCGCATCGACTGGCGCATTTCTGACAAAGATGGGTACACACTTGTTTCCCGTGACGGATTCGGTGGTCAGAAAATCAAGCGCACCAAGGCTGGGGTAATTGTTGACCTCGGAGATGAATTTAAAGGCGCGATTTCAGATGCTCTGAAAAAGGCCGCACAAACACTCGGAGTCGGTTTGTACTTGGCTCGTAGTGAAGATGCAATTGAGATTGAACAAGTAATTGACTCAGAGGCAGAGGTGAAGGCAATGCAGGCAAATGTTGCTCCAGAAATTTCGTCCAAGTGGGATGCGTTCACTGGAATGGCAAAGTCCCTTTCGCAAGAGAAGCGCGAACAGCTGAACCAGTACTGGGCAACCTATAGCAACAACAAGCCGAAGCCAAAGAAAGAGACTGTCACAGAGGCAGACCTTGACAAATTGATTGCCGAAGCAACTCGCCTCGCATTCGACGGAGAGTACGTTGTAATAGATGATAAGTGACATATCGCCACCTCAGTATTTGTCCCCGTCTTCATTAAGCACTTTCAATCAGTGTCCACAGAAGTTCAAGTTCAACAAGATTGACCTGATACCAGACCCATCCAATCACTGGGCGGTATTGGGTAATTTTGTCCACGACATACTTGAGGAAATGTACAAACTCCCACCAGAGATGCGCGTAATTGAATCAGCTCGTCTTATTGCAAAAGACATGTGGGATTCAAAATGGGCCGACGAGGCTTATCGCGTATTGCGTACTGATAAGGAGATTAAAGATTTCCGATGGACTGCTTGGTTCTGTGTTGAAAATCTTTGGTTGATTGAAGACCCAAAACTCGTTGCACCAACAGGCCTTGAGTTTGAACTTAATGGGCAAATCGGTGGCGTTCAGATTCGTGGATTTATAGATAGATACGGTCCCAGCAAAGACTCTCTGATGCTTACTGTCTCCGACTATAAAACCGGCAAAACACCAAAGGGTTCGTATGTTGACGAGAAGTTCACACAACTCTTGTTGTATGCAATTCTTCTTTCAAACCTTGGCGTTGGCGATGTAGACAAAGTTGAACTGCTGTACCTAAAAGATGGCGTTCGATTAGAAAAGACAATCACTACAGCGGATATCGAGAAGACAACAGAATATGTTTTGGAGACAAAACAAGAAGTTGACAACTCCTGCAAAACAGGAGTGTTTGAAGCAAGAACTTCATATCTCTGTAATTTTTGTAGTTACAAGAAAATATGTCCTGCATGGAGTAGATAAATGAGCATCTTGAATGACGACACCTTCGCCTATTACGTGGCTGAAGAAGTAAAAAATAAACTAACCCCATTACATAAGCAGTTGTTGATGGAAAAAGGCAATTGGGATAGATGGAGGGACGCTCTTGTGATTCTCTCGGACAGCCTTCAACAGCAAATTGACGACATCGAAATAGATTCTGAAGCGGATAAGGCAAGATTTCTCGCAATGGGACAACGAGGCGCAAGGCTTCTTCGCGAATCAATGAATGCGTACCAGGGGAAAATAAAAAAGATTAAAAGATTTAAATTCCATGTTGACAAGAGACTTGACGAAGTTCAACTTATGATTGAAAGCGGCGAAGCGTTAGTTAGGGACGGCTGGCAAGAAGTTGAATTTCTTAAAAGAGCCATCGCCGAGCACCGCTCGATGTTGAGGGATTACGACCTTGAAGAAACATCAATCGACAGGGCTCTCTGGGCGGCATTGGATAATAGGTGGGAATTCGACCGGGTGGATGTTGATAACCTCTAGTAATGGAGCGCAAAAAGCCAATAAAGCGAAGCAAGCCACCAAAACAAAAAACTCCATTAAAAAGAGGTGCTCCTCCTAAAAAAAGAAGCAAAAAGATGGAGGCCACCTATGAAAAGCGCAGACCTTTCGTGGCGAAAATTCTTTCAGAGAGACCAAACTGTGAGGCATGCGTAGTGTTTGCAAAGCACGATGGTAAAACTACGTTTATTCAAAGACCAAGTGTTGACGTTCATGAGTTAATCCGTCGTTCTCAAGGCGGCTCCATTCTCGATGAAAATAACGTTCTTGCCGTATGCAGGCAATGCCACACAAGAATTGGAAATAATCCGCAACTATCTTTTGATTTAGGTTTGGCAAAACAAAGTTGGAAAAAATAACTTTGATTTTTTTTATTTGACACTTTCAGTATTTATTTTAGTTGTACTCTTTTAATCCTTAGGACCGTTATAGGTGCGAGGGCCGGGTGCAAAGGGCAACGTGCAGCACCCGGTTCTTGCATGTACAAAATCACCACAATTAATTTTTAATTTGTTTACTAATCAGTATTTATTTTTAGTGTTACTCTTTTTTCATCTAGCCCATATCTACCCTCAGCGGAAGAAAGGCAGGTGGTCCCAAAGGTCTAGTAGCGAGAGCTACGGCAAAGCGACGGCAAACATCAGCGCCACCAGCCCAAGTGACACCCGCCGAACCGGCTAGATGTTCGGCGGGTTTTTGCTTTTATGGATTAGTATCTGGCAAGTGAATATCCTTGCGCTAGACCTTTCTCTCACCTCGACAGGATATTGCCACAACGGGGAAACTGGTGTCATTTCCACCAACGAGACTGGCCCACACCGACTTTGGCTCATAAGAAAAGAAATAGAAAATCTTGTTATCAGATTCTCTATAGACCTAGTCGCTATTGAGGGCTACGCCTTTTCTTCAAGAAACTCACAGTCCCATTCAATCGGTGAATTAGGCGGCGTTGTACGCCTTCTGCTTTGGGAACTTGGAAAACCGGTGGTAACTATTCCTCCAACGTGTCGAGCAAAATTTGCAACAGGAAAAGGAAATGCTTCTAAAAATGAAGTTATTTCTTCGATATCTGCAAAAACCGGACTTATCTGGCAGAATCCCGGTGCGGACGACAAATGCGACGCATGGGTGATGGAGGAAATGGTCCTGTGTCGCCTCGGAAACCCCAGATTTAGTTGGCCAGCGACACACATGACAGCGCTAGAGAAAGTAGATTGGACCTACCTAAATTCCTATATTGAAAAACTTGGAGCGTCATGAGAAATGGGCCTATTAGTCAAGTCGAAATAGAGCAAGAATTGCTTCGACTTATTGATGCACTGGAAGTAGAGACAGAGAAATTTGAAGTCCTTGCAGTTGATGCCGCAAAGAAAGAAGCAGGTTATAAGTCTAACTGGGCAAAAGAATACCTTGCTGCAAAAGGCTCAATCAAAGAGCGAGAAGCATGGGCGGATTACAAACTTGACCAAGTTGCATTTGATTTTAAAATTGCAGAAGCACTTGTAAAAACCAAGCGAGAGGCTCTGCTCTCCCTGAGAACATCTATCGATGCGATGAGAACACTTAATGCAAACGTGCGAGTGCAAGTATGAATAATATTCACCAATCGCTCAAGTCAATGGCAGTTGATATTGATTCGCTTTCCCCTCTTGAGGGCAACCCAAGAGTTGGAAATGTCGATGCAATCATGGCTTCCTATTCAGAGTTTGGCCAAGTAAAACCAATTGTCGCCAGAAAGAATGAAGATGGAACTTCGACGGTAATCGCTGGGAACCATCAGCTTGAAGCAGCAAAGGCTCTTGGCTGGGATGAGATTGCTGTTGTGTTTTTGGATGCAGACGATAAACGTGCTATCGCATTTGCTCTCGCAGACAACAGAACAATGGAGCTTGGATACACAGAGCCGGAATTACTTACTGACATGCTTCTTGATATTAGTGAGTTTTATCCAGAATTGTTAGAGGACCTTGGCTGGGATGAGTTCGAGCTTGCAGCAATAGAGAGTGAATCAATAATCGACGAGCACCGTGCGGCTTCTGGAATTGAAGATGGCTTTGATGCCGAGCTTGAGCAGAGCAGAAAAAATTACGAAGCCGCCGCATCTTCAATTAAGACAATGATTGAGCAAGACAAAGACGGAGAGAACAGAATTGTTGCTCCCTCTAATCTCGACCACAACGATATTGCAACTCGTGGTTCTACTATTGCGGTTCCTGGTGCAGCACCTCAAGCGGCTGTCCAATACACGTTGGTGTTTGACAACTCCGACCAACAGGCTGTTTGGTACAAGTTTATAAAATGGCTTCGCAGTGACCCAGAATTTGTTGGAAATACCACTGCAGAAAAGTTAATTAGTTTTATAGATTCACGAATGCCATGACCAGACAAAGAATGTTCTTGGACATGTCGTGCCTTGAGGCTGCTAGGCAACGCATCCGACATGTTTACGACATTTTCGACACTGTATGCGTTCAGTTCTCCGGTGGCAAAGACTCAACCGCTGTTCTGCTTTTAGCAAAAGAAGTTCATGAAGAACGAGGACTTGGGCCGGTAAAAGTAATATTTCGCGATGAGGAAATGGTTAGTCCAAAAACGATTGAATACGTAGAGCGCGTTCGCAATTATGACTGGGTAGACATGGAGTGGTACTGCCTTCCATACCCGGCAGAAGTATGGGTTCTCGGTAGACGTGAAACCACGGTCCTGTGGAGCGAGAAACGACGACTCGAAAATAGGCTCGTTCGAGATATGCCGCCATGGGCGATTACTGCCTACGACTTTGGATTAGACCATTCCCGCTCATTGCCGGACCAGACAGATACCTACATCATGAATGGCAAGGTCGGCAATGTCGCGTTCCTTACTGGGGTGAGGGCAAGCGAATCAATGGTTAGGTATCGCTCGATAGTTCAGAAGCTGCATGAAAACTACATCGTCACGCCATACAAGCTAAACAGAAACGTTCCACTGAAGTTTGCAAAGATTATTTATGACTGGAACACAGATGATGTTTTCAAATTCATAACCGAAGAACACAATGCAGAATACTGCGAGTACTACGACTTGGCCGCGCTCACGGGAAGCAATACTCGAGTCGGAATACCGCTGCACTCTGTTGCCATTCGAAGAATCGGTGATGTGGTTGCCACCGAACCAGAATTTTACGACAGACTGTATGAATGTTTCCCGCACATAGATGCGCAGAGGAGATGGTGGAAAGATTTTGACATTGAAAAACTAATCGGTAGTTACTCCAAAGATGGTTTTACTGGTGCCGGCAGTTTTGTGGATGACTACATTCTTGGAGAACGAGATAATCGTCAAGCAAAAACCTTTATAGCAAGATTTAGACAGAAGCATGTTCAGGACCCATATGGATACCCAATTAGCTGGCTGATTCGCAACCTATTACTTAACGACATCGATGTTGTAGCGCCAACACCTGTTGGACCAAAAACTAAAGCCCATGCTGTAAGAGTAGAGGAGAAAGCAGAACAAGATGGATATTAAATACGTTGCAATAAGTGAACTAAAGATTCCATCATGGAAAGCGACCCACATACTGAGACCCGATTTACTCGTCTTGTCTGCATCGTTGTATGAGTTTGGTTTTATACAACCAATCCATGTGCGACGCGAGACTATGGAGATTATCGACGGAAGTGAAAGATGGCTTCTTGCTTCAAATGTTTCCCATATTGCTAAAAAAATCAACAACAAGATTCCCGTGATTTTCCACGACTGCGATTCGATTGAGGCAATGATGATGCACCTCAGGCTCAACAGGGGGAAAGGCTCTTTAGTGGCCAAGAAAGTGTCATCTATTATTCGAAAGCTAAGCATGTCCGGAAGATATGACAAAACTGATTTTGATAAGTTATTAAAAATAGGTGTAGATGAATTAGAGTTGCTCGAAATGGGGGACTTGATAAAGATAAGAAAGGTTCCCGAACACACCTATTCGAGGGCTTGGGTTCCAATCGAAGCACCAAGCAACTCCGTTGATGGAGGACCCTACATTGAGCGCCCACCAAATAGCGATAGATAGTTTATTATTGGTGCTACACTCTAAAATGACAGTCAACAAATAAAGAGGAATCATGCCAGGACTCAGATACGGCCCAGACATTACAGACGATGCAGAAGTGCTCCGCAAGGATTACGAGCGTCTTCGCAAACTTCGTGGCCAAGGTCGTATGACCGATAGAGCAAAGTCGCGCATGAAAGAAGTACAGGATGCGATTCGTGCTGGATTCGGCGACGTTGCAACGATGAACAAGCTGGCTAAGTACTCAACTGCTCGACAGGGCTACGACCAATCTGGCAGAACAAGAAGCGTCGCTGGCGTTAACCTCCGCGGCAGACCAGCCCTTCCACCTGGTTTGTTGAAGCAGAGAAGAGATAGAGCGAGACTTGCTCGCCGTTCACTTGCTAATCGCTCCGCCGCCGACATCAGAAATGCTGGGCGTCAGGCAACAAAGAAAGCAGCCAAGGCGACAAAGAAAGCAAAGAAGGCAAAGAAGGCGGCCAAAAAGGCCCCTGCTAAGAAAGCTACAAAGAAAGCCGCCAAGAAGGCACCGGCGAAGAAGGCCGCAAAGAAATCAGCAAGACCAGTTAAGAAAGCAGCGAAGAAATCTCGCTAACCTTACTTAGGGTTTAAAATATGACCAACAAGGGGAATATGGTGCAAGACGTACATAAGCCAAAGTACTTTGGCGACGGTGAAGATACATTCAGCAAAACTGAATGGGAAAAAGAATTATGGTCGCTTCTGCGTGAGCGCTATGCACGGAAGTATGCAGAAAGCCGAGTTTCCGACCGGCCGTTTGATTATTTCTCCCCGCCAGACTATGAAACAATTCTTGAATGTGAAAACGAGTTGCGGTCCAGGGGCATGGTCCAGACTTACAGAAACTAGTAATTAATAAGGTTTTTAGAATTAAAACATCTAATTACAATTTATTGAATTACTAGGTAATGCTACAATTGGACTGAAAATTTGTAGCAAAGGTGAGTCATGCTCGTTTCAGTCAACGAATTAATCACATACATGGACATCTCCCTTTCCATGCGTCAGAGGGATGCTGCCGAGCTTGTACTCAGCGGGTTGCAGAGTGAGCTTGAGTCGTACCTGCGTCGCCCCATCGAGCAAACAGAGTTCACCGAAGAGCATGTTCTTGATTCTGGACACATCGGTATCCCTATGGGAACAATGCTTTCGGTCGACCGCCCAGTAAACGACTCCTTCACTACCTCAAGTCCAATCGAAGGGACCACATACTCCGAACCAACGCCGACCATATACCTGCGTAATTCCCCTGTTGTTTCTGTTGACTTGGTTACCGTTAAGCCGCAGTTTGGAACACTCCGGACCCTCGTCGAAGAGGAAGACTACGTTGTTCGCCGATATGGAATCGATTATTTTTATGCAATGGCAAACGACGTTGTCACTATCACCTACACAGCAGGTTTGGATGGAGATAATATTCCGGCATTTAAGTTGATGATTCTTCGTGCTGCAACTCGAGAAATGCAAAACATGCATGACGATGTTGTTGGCGTTAAAGACCTCAATACAAGAAATGTTGCACCACTTGAAACTGGATTTACCGATAGAGAGCTAATGGCTTTGAAGAGGTATCGAAGAGTAAGAGTTGCGTAATGGCTAAGGTTCAAGGCCGAATAACAATCGAGGTTGAGGTCGAGGCTGATGACGTTCTCGAACTTCTAGACAAAATTGAAGACCGCTCAAAAGATATGCGTCCAGTATTTCGATGGACAAAAAGTTACCTCGAAAAAGCCAATGCTGCCAACTTCGCCGCAAATGGTCTCCCAACAGGCAGCACATGGAAACCACTCAGCTCTGATTACGGTTCATGGAAAGCATCGAATTATCCAGGAACTGGAATGCTTCGTCAGACTGGCAGATTATTTAGAAGTTTAACTAATCTTAGCGATTCTGCTGCGAACATCATTTCCAATGACAGTGCAACATTTGGTACAGCTGTAGAGTATGCAAAATTCCATCAGTATGGGACGACAAAGATGCCGAAACGGCAAATTGTATTTACGCCGCGAGAATTTCCTAAAGAACTCGGTGTGACTATGGCTAAGTACATAGTTCTCGGCGAGGATGGAATTGTATGAACTTGATGCACGGTCCGCAGTTTGCCAAGAGCTATGTCAATGAATATCTGAAAACAGATATCCCATCGCGTATCGTCTCTTACAGAAATGGCTGGAATGTTGATGACATAACCCTTCCAGACCCTGTTGATTATTTTATTCATGAACCCCTAGCCATGGACAATTGGCCGACGCTTATAACCGTAGCGATATCGACGAATAGACTGAACCGAATCGGCCATGATGGCTCGGACCCCCTATACAGGGTCGACTATTCAATGAGGACGTACGTATGGGTTCGCGCTGGCGGCGCGGAAGAAGCGACAATAATGAGAGACCGCCTAACTACCGTCATCCGGTCAGCACTCCTGGATAAACCATGTTTGAATGCCTATGACGCTCGTAACTCTTTTCAGGCAATGATTGACGAATCGACCATGAGAGAGGAGTTCTCTGACTTAACCCTCTTGAAGGGTGACAGATTTCTTGCTGGTTCATATGTTGCTTACACAATGCAAATCGATGAAATAGTCAGTCGTGAGGCGATTGGCGAGGTTGCCGAGTTCGACCTTGAGGCAAGACAGACGCCAATAGGTGAAGATTTGCCTACATTCATTGAAGATGAGGTCTAATATTAATAAGTTAAATAAAAAATCCGTTTACAGTAGTTCTTTTGAACAGTTGCATTAGATAATCAACTTTCATCTGTACAATTGAACTCGATAGCGGGATACACAAACCGTAAACGAGCAACAGGAGTGTCCAATGCCCGGTGTAGTCATTTCAACAGCAGTAAGAACAGGCCCTTCAGCAACGACCGTTCGCGAGTCGTCACAGCTGTTCGTAGTCGGTCTCGCAGAGCGAGGACCAGATGCAGCAGCAGTCATGGTGGAGAGCATTGCCGATTTTGAGGCGACCTTTGGTGGTTACCAGTCGTACTCATATCTTCATCCGACAGTGGAGACATTCTTCGAAGAAGGCGGCACACAGTGCTACGTTGCTCGTACCGTAGGTGCCGCCGCAACAGAGGGAACTCTCGCACTTTTGGGAACTGGCGCACAGTCTGCATCAACAGTTTTGACACTTGACGCTAATGGCGCTGGCGCATGGAGCGCAGACGTAGAGGTTACTGTCACACATCCAAGCGTGGACACATTTAAAGTTTCACTTTCCTACAACGGAGATGTCATTTACACAACTGGAACAGTAACAACTGTTGCACAGGCTGCTGGAAGAATCAATCTCAGCTCGGTAGCTTCACGTTATGTAACGGCAACAGCTAATGCAGCTGCAACTACTAGACCAGCTACAGTTGCTGGCTCGGCACTTTCTGCTGGTGCAGACGACAGAGCATCGGTGACACAGTCTGATTACGCAGACTCGCTTGATTTGTTCTTGGATTCGTATGGTTCTGGTGCAGTTGCATGCCCAGAAGCACACACTCTCGCAATGAGCGAAGACTTGGTTGCACATGCAAACGCAAATAACAGAATCGCGATTCTGCATGTCGCGGAAGCAGCAACAACCGCAGATGCAGAAACAAGAGCTCTTGATGTTCAAGGTGGAGACCATGCTGAACATGCAGCGTTGTACTACCCATGGATTGAGGTTCCAACAACGACTAATGGCGTTACTCGCTACATCCCGCCAGATGGCTACGTAGCAGCAAAGCGTGCAGTTGCTCACAACCAAACCGGTTCACATGTTCCCCCAGCTGGTCTTCTTTCAGCTGCGCGATTTGTTTCTGGAGTCAAGACCGACATCAACAAAACCGATGGAGACGCACTCGACGAAGCGTATGTGAACGTCATCCGTTTGATTCAGAACTCGGTTCGAGTCTATGGTGCTCGCTCACTATCTTCGGATGAAGACAACTTTAGATTTATTACTCAGCAAGACACGGTTAACCATGTTGTTGTTGAGGCTCAGAGAAGCCTTGAGGACTTGGTCTTCAGCACAATTGATGGAAGAAATACAATCTTCAGTGCTGTTGAATCACGACTTATTGCGATTCTCTCTCCACTCCGCGACATTGGTGCACTCTTCGAGGCGTACGATGTGAACGGAAGAAAGCTCGACTCAGGTTTCACAGTCCGCTGCGATGCGAAGCTCAACCCAACTGCACAGCTTGCCGGTGGCACTGTGAAGGCAAAGGTTGGCCTACGTGTCAGCGGTGTTGGCGACAAAATCGAAGTCGACATCATCAAGTCAAACCTTACGGCGTCAGTCGTCTAACGGAGGAATAAAGCATGCCAAATACAAAGGTTTCTCAGAGGCAGGTACTCGGAAGTATTGTGCCCGTCAACCAGAGCCATCCAAAGTGGACGAACTTCAAGTTCGCTCAGGTTTCTGGCGGCGAAATCACCGCTTCAGTGGAGAAGATTTACGAAGGCGGCAAACTCCGTCCAACAGTACTCTGTGCTCCATCGGAAATCGGTGACGTTACTTTGACGGCTCACTACGACTCAGACAGAGTAGCTAGCGACCTCGGAACTGGAATTGCAGAGAAGATTGCTCGTCTCCGCCCGCTTGTTGGTCGTGCAGAGTACGACTTGACAATCCAGGTTTATGACTGTGACCTAGCAGTTCCTGGCACTGACCGCGTGTATTACAAGGCCCTCCTTGTCGGTATCACCGAGCCAGACGGCGACTCATCATCGGGCGCTCCTGCAACATTTGCGATGACATTCGCAATCCAGGACGTAGAGTCACCAACTTCATAATCTAGAAAAACCTAGACGCAGTACTTCCACTATTAGTGGCTGGCCTGTGCTAGGTTTTTCCATATGAGCGACAACAGCCTTTACAGCACAGACGATACCCCTTCTACCCCGGCGCCAAAAGCCAAGCAGGCAAAAAGCGAGCCGACAGCGTCGAAGTCAGACACAGCACTTTCACGATTGCGTGAAGTTGTGACCAAAAAAGTTGAACGCGCAGTCGTGCTTCTTGAGGTGCCAGAACGTCCTGGCGTTCATGTGCGAATTAGCCCAAACATCACCCAGAATCAGATGCGCAACTGGCGCAAGCAAGCTGGTGAGGATTCAAGAAACGGTCTAGATGCAACCAAGTTTGCATGCATGGTTATCGGACACACAACAGTCGGTATTGAAATTGACGGCGAAGAAGTATTCGACGATAATGGCAATGAAATTACTTTTGCCTCTCCGTTAATGCTTGAAATGACCGAAACAAGTCGCCCACTTCCAGATTGCGTTCGTGCATTCTTTGGTGTTGACCCACACGTAGAGGCTGCTGCTCTTGCAATTCTTGATGCCGCAGGATTCTCGGATACGGTAGACGCTGTCGACCCTACGAGGGGCTCTTCGACGAACTAGTTGACGAGCCCGACATTAAAACAGCCGCCAGACTGGGCGAGCTGTTTGGTACGGACCCACTCCGGCTCCTCGACTCCGACGAGACTGACTGGTTCATAAGGCTTGCCTGTGCTAAAGTTATAGCGAACGACCGCGAAGAGCAAGAGCGAAAGTCGAAGACTCAGCAGCCCTGAGCTGCATAGCTCGGCCGCTTTTACACTCACGTGACTTAAAAATCATGGAGTAGTGAAGGTATGGCAGACGAGAGAATCGTCATAAAAATTGATGTAGACGCAAGGACTACAGCAATTGAAAAGACAACGCAGGCCGTAAAACGTCTTAAGCGTGAGGCTGGCAAGTTCAGCTCTGGGCGTGGTGATGTCAATAGTTACCTAGCACAGTCTGCTACCCGCATGAATCAATTCGGCAGTGGCGCTGCCAAAATGAAACGCCATTTTGACTTCATGGATAAGGGTGCCAAGATGTTTGGCAATACCTTAAAGAAATTTGTAACCATGTCAATCAAAGGCGTTGTTGCAGAAATGGCCCTCATGGGTGCAGCGATGCTGGGTATTCATGCTGCATTTCTTGTCGGAAAAGGATTGGCAAAGGCATATTCAGGGGCAATGCAGGTTTTGGCAGGTGGTGCTGCTGCCGCGGCCATCGCTCTAGGCACCGCGGCTGCTGCGGTCCGTGAACAACAGGCTGCCATGTACGCATATCGCGGTAAAGGTGCGAAGGAATTTGGAAGTGGTTTAAGTCAAGCACGGGTTGCTATGCGCGCACTTCAAATGGATGCCAGTCTCGCTGGACTTGGTGTTGCAAATCTGAACAAGGCTTACGCAACGATGTCGAAGACAATGACAACTCCGCAAATCAATGCTTCAACTGGATTGTTCAAAGCTCTCATGGATTTTGGTTCTGCTGGTCAAGACCCAGGTGCTGCTGCAGAAAAAGTCGGAGCAGTAATTGCAGCTCTTTCTGATAAGAAAAAGAGTCTTGCAGACGTCACTGCTGCAGCAAAAGCGGTTGGACCCGAGATGCAGGAAGCACTCAAGAAAGCTAACGTAAAAACCAAAGACCAACTTAAGCAACTCATTATGTCTGGAGAGTTGGCAAAAATTGGTGGTGTTGCTGGTCAGTTTGATGCCGTAAACCAAACACTCATCGGTCAGATTAAAACATTCTTCAATCTCGTAAAAGGTCAATTCGCTGACTTTGGTTTGACATTTCTTGAACCAGCAAAAGTTGCAATGCAAAAAATATTCAAAATTATCCAGCGAGACCTTCAAGCACTAACGGCTGTTACGTCTGAGTTTGGTGCCGGAACATTCATGGATGGTCTTGTATCTGCTGTTGACAAAATTAGTTCGGGCATGGTTAATCTCATTCAAAAATATCTTCCAATGGCGCAAGGGATGGGCGACAGACTAGGTGGTTGGTGGGGAAGCTTTCAGTCTGGATGGCGTCGAATGGTTGAAGCGATGCGTCCGTTTATCGAGGGTGCGCGCGTCCTTGAGTCTGCATTCAAACCAATTTGGGAAGCATTAAAAGGCGGAACAAAAAACTTTTACCAATTTAATGATTTGCTTCAGGAAAATAGGGGTGAAGTTCTCGAGTTCGGAACTCGCATAGGGGAAATAATTTCTGCTATATCTGACTTCAGCATGAAACTGAAGGAAGCATTTTTTTCTGCACTCCCCCTGATAAATGATGTACTCAGTGGCGTAAAGCAAATATTCAATGTGTTTAGCGGATTAATGACTCTCGGTTCCAAGGGAAACATGTTTACGGCATTGTTGCCAGTTCTTGGAATGTATCTTGGAGGAAGAGCGCTATCGGCGAATAAAGGTGGATTTCTCGCTACTGTTCCAAAGAATACTCAG